ACAGCAGGTCAAATGGTAGCTACAACACCACCTGCTAAACCTGCTAATTCTGTTTTTATTGGTTATGTTGCTTATGCTCATCCATCAAATGGTAAGATAGTAGTAGCTATTCAAAACGGATATGAGATAGACGAGTTGCACAATGTACAAATAACTTCGCCATTACAGGGTGATGTGTTAAGTTATAACGTAAGTACTGGTCTTTGGACGAATCAACCAAGTGGAGGGTTAATGCCTGCGGTAACTGCACATGAGCAAATGCGAGGTGTAATGTATGCAAACAACTCAACTACGGAAACAACGTCGGGAGGTGTAACCATAGCAACAACAGGATCAACTATTGCACGTTCAGTAGCATCAACCAACTTTGCTACAAAACAAATACGTAAAGGTTTTTATGCTTCTGTGGTTAGTACAGGAAGGTATACAGGCACAAGAGGATCTGCGTTACTTTGGTATATGGGTGGTGGTTGGAGATATGTTTGCGAGGTGTATATAAGTGATACAGCATTTGGAAGTGGATGCCGTCAATTCTACGGAATGATTGGTCAAACAACAGACCTAACGTATAACGATACTACAACGGTTGCTTCAATGCTTAATGTTATTGGAGTAGGTTCGGATGCTGCTGATGCTAACTTACAAATCTTCCATAACGATGGATCAGGAACTTGCACCAAAGTAGACTTAGGAGGTAACTTTCCTGCAAACAGAACAGCAGGTGCAGCAATGACAACAACCTACTCAATAGAACTTTACAATGCAAATAGCGCAACGGATGTAATTTACCGAGTTACCAATAACGAGTTAGGAGAAATTGCAGAAGGTACTATTTCAACAAATCTTCCTTTAGATACGCAAGGTTTAAACTTTTGTGCATCTCGATGCATGGGTGCAGCTGTTACAAATACAGGACAATTCGATTTATCGTTATTAGGAGTTTATTCATTATAACATGGCAACATTTACTTTAGAGTGCATACAAGAGGAGCTTAACTTTGAACAAACTAATTTAATAGTTAAGCCAAATGTGATGGAGATATGTCACTACGTAGACAGCAGAAAGGTTGTAAATACAGCGGACATTACACCGACATTAATATCAGACTTCATAACAGAACAAACACCACTATTATTTGCAGTCTTTCAAGCTATGGATAATGTGCCTTTAGAAATACGAAACAACTATACCTTATGAATTATTTTAGTGCCATTCTTGAACAGCTAAGAAAAACACGGACAATCGCATTAATCATAATCCTAATCGGGTTTATAGCGTACATCTATCAGTCAGCGGTAACAGAGGTAGTAACATATAAAATAAAGCAACCTAAACCAAAGGATGAGATACAAACAGACATCCGTAACAACGTAATGATACAACAGATGTTGAACGAGTTAATGTTAAACTACAAAGCGGATAGAGCGTACATATTTCAGTTTCACAATACGATCAAGTATTACGATGGCACGCACAGAAACCATCAAAGCATGACTTTTGAGGTATGCGCTAAAGGCATTAGTAGTGAGGCGTATTGGTTGCAGAATTTGCCTGTATCAATTTATCCAATGTTTTTGCAGGAGATAATGTTAGAACGAATGAACTACTCTGACATAAACGATATAGAAGAACACACCACTAAACTACAGCTACAGCGCCAAGGAATAAAATCCGTAGTAATAGCACCTTATTTTAAGGAAGGAAACTTTGTAGCTTACATAGGTTTAGACTTTGTAAAACAACAGAATGACAGCTTGATTGATTATAACAAGTTCAAGTCATTCACCAATCAAATCGGAAACATTTTAATTCAATAAATATGGCTAAAAGAAAAACAACAAGTCCGGTAGGCGGTAACAGAGGATGCCTATGCAAAGACGGAACTTACTCTAAAGAGTGTTGCCAGGGAGAACTATCACAACAAGGTGTAGGAGCAACCGAAGGACAAGGAGTATCCAACGTTACAAACACGAATGAACCACGCACTATTATAAGCGTGAGCAACTAAAAATGTAACAGATAAAAAAAGGTTAAGTTTTTAAAAGAAAAATAGTATGAACGCAAAAGAAATAGTAAATCAAGTTAAGACACTTTTAGGAATGGAAGTGAAATTGGCTACAATGAAACTATCAGACGGTGTTACCGTGTTAGAAGCTGAAATGTTTGAAGCAGGTGCAGAAGTATTTGTTTTGGCTGAGGATCAAAAAATCGCATTGCCTGTTGGCGAGTATGAACTTGAGGATGGAAAAATCCTTGTAGTACAACAAGAAGGAATCATTGCAGAGATTAAAGAACCAGAGGCTAAAGAAGAAATGCCAGAAGTAGAAGCTGAGCCACAAGTTGAGGTGGAAGTAGAAGCAGAAGCAGAGGTTGCACCAACTGCGAAAAAGACAGTTGAATCAATCATCAAGGAAACTTTCTTTGCTGAGATGGAAAAACTAAAATCAGAAAATGAAGAACTTAAAGCTAAATTGGAAACACTTAGCGCAAGTACTCCTAAAGAAGTTACTGCTGAAGTTACTGAAGAAACAACTGCAACGACTACAACAGAGGTTGAACTTGAGGAAGTAAAACCAATCACATTTAATCCAGAAAGAACTAACGAAGTAGAAGGTTTCAAATTTGCTTCTAAACGTCCACGTTCAACAATGGATGCGATCTTAGAAAAACTAAATAAATAAATTCATAAACAACTAAAAATCAATTAATTATGGCAACGACAACTTCAATTACTACCTCGTATTCGGGGGAATTTGCTGGGAAGTACATTGCTGCAGCTTTATTGTCTGCACCAACTTTAGAAAAAGGAGGGATGACTATCCATCCGAATATCGTATATAAGGAGGTAATTCAACGTTTTGCAACTGATGACATTATTAAAAACTCCACGTGCGACTTCGATCCTACTTCAACAATCACTTTAACTGAAAGAGTATTAAACCCTGAAGAATTTCAAGTTAATTTGCAATTGTGCAAAAAAACGTTTGTTAGCTCATGGCAAGCGGCTGAGTTAGGTTACTCTGCATTTTCATCTATTCCAAAATCATTAAATGATTTCTTAATTGCGTATGTAGCTGAGAAAGTTGCTGCTTCAATGGAATCAACTATTTGGACAGGTGTTAACGCAACTGCTGGACAATTTGATGGTATCTCCACTTTGATTGCTGCTGATGCTGCTTTACCTGCTGCACAAGAGGTTGCTTCGGCTGCAGTATCGGCGAGTACAATAATTACGGAGTTAGGGAAGATAATCGATGCAATTCCAGCACGTTTGTACGGACAGCCTGACTTGAAACTTTATGTATCTCAAAACATCTATAAGGCGTATGTTCGTGCTTTGGGTGGATTTGGTGCATCAGGTTTAGGTGCTAACGGATACGATAACAAAGGAACAAACCAAGCATTAGGCGATGTATTGTTTGATGGTGTACCTGTATTCATGGCAAATGGATTAGCTGCTAACACTGCGATTGCAACTCCAACTTCAAACTTGCATTTTGCGACATCTCTACTTTCGGATATGAACGAAGTTAAAGTCTTGGATATGAGTGATTTGGACGGATCACAAAATTTCCGAGTAGTGATGAGATTCCGAGCTACGGCAAATTATGGCTTTGCTGAGGACATGGTTACATACGGAATTAGTAACTCTGCTAACTAATCAATAACTATAACTAACGAAGGGTGGTGCAATAAACACCACCTTTTTTTATATAAACAATTTAAATTTTTAAGATATGAGCTGTGATATAGCAAACGGAAGACTTGAGCAATGCAAGGACTCAGTATCGGGTTTAGATGCGATTTTCTTCATCAACTATGGCGATTATAACGCTGAAACGGACGTGACGTACAACGTGACGAACACGGATATGATTGACGACATCAATGGAGTTTCTTCACTTTATAAGTATGAGTTGAAAGGTGCTAATTCTTTTGAACAAGCAATCAATTCTTCAAGAGAAAACGGAACTACTTTTGTTGAGCAAACTTTGACTATCCAATTGAAAAAGCAGGATGCTGCGACTCACAAGACAGTGAAGCTACTTAGCTTTGGGAGGCCTCACATCGTGGTGAAGACTCGTTCAAACCAATACTTCTTGATGGGATTAGAAAGAGGAGCGGACTTAACTGCTGGTACTATTTCAAGTGGCGTGCAACTCGGGGACATGAATGGATACGGATTGACATTTGTGGCTCAAGAGAACATCCCAGCGAACTTCTTGAATTGTTCAACAGATGCAGGTTTAGCGACTTTGTTTAGTTCAGCAACAATTGTAACTTCATAGGTTAATTATAGGTTATCGAAAGAGGGGAGTGTAATAACTTCCCTTTTTTTATGAAACAAATTATAGGTATCAAAGTTTAATAGTTATGATTATACTTCAGGAAAGTGCATCAAGTCAGACTATTAATTTCATTCCACGAGCAGGAGGATATGATACGCTTGTTATTACGGATGAACAGACAGGTGACGTTCAAACAATAACTACTTTCACAAGCACGCAAGGAGACTATTTTGATACGATTACAGCGGTGTTCACGCTTGTAGAAAATAGATTCTACTCTTTGGTGGTAAAAGACGGATCAGTTGACTTATTTAAAGACAAGATTTTCTGCACTAATCAATCTATACCTACCTATTCTCTAAATACAGGGCAATACATTAATTATACAAGCAATAACGATTTCATTATATATGAGTAACGTACACATTTTAAACTTGGCAGCCTACGAAACGCCAACGATCCAAGAATCAAAAAGAGACCAATGGGTTGAGTATGGTGAGAGCAATGACTACTTTAGTTTTTTGATAGACAGATACACGAACAGCCCAACAAATTCAGCCATTATAAACAACATTTCGAGGTTAGTTTATGGTAAAGGGTTAAGTGCTACTGATGCATCACGCAAACCGAATGAGTATGCTCAAATGATGGCAATGATCAACAAGGAAGATATACGAAAAGTAGTTAAGGACTTCAAAATGTTAGGTAATGCAGCAATGCAAATACACTACACTAAAGACCGAAAAAAGATACAGAAGGTATATCACATCCCAGTTAACCTTATACGTGCTGAAAAGTGCAATAAAGACGGCGAGATTGAAGGCTATTACTACTCGGACAATTGGAGTGATGTAAAAAAGTATGCGCCTAAACGAATACCTGCATTTGGTTATTCAAACGAACAGATAGAAATAATTTATATCATGCCTTATAGCGTAGGTATGAAGTATTATGCATATCCTGATTATTTAGGTGCGTTACCTTATGCAACACTTGAAGAGGAGATTGCAGATTATTTGTGCAATGAGGTGCAAAATGGTTTCTCTGGCACAAAGGTAGTTAACTTTAATGGGGGCATCCCTTCCGAAGAGCAACAGCAAATCATTAGTTCAAAGGTATTAGGAAAGTTAACAGGATCACGTGGTCAAAAAGTTATCGTTGCGTTTAATAATAACGAAACAGAGAAAACAACTGTTGACGATATTCCGTTAAATGATGCTGCTGAGCAATATCAGTATCTAAGTGATGAGTGTATGAGAAAGCTAATGTTAGCGCATAACGTTACATCTCCGTTATTATTTGGTATTGCATCAACAAACGGCTTTAGTTCTAATGCTGATGAACTTAAAAATAGTTCTATTCTATTTGATAATATGGTTATTAAACCAATTCAAGAAATTCTAATTGATGCTTTTGATAAGATTTTAGCTTACAATGGAATTAGTTTAAATCTATTTTTCAAAACATTACAGCCTTTAGAGTTTACAGACCTTGAAAATGCACAAACAGAAGAACAAGTAATTGAAGAAACTGGAGTTCAACTTTCATCTGATATAAGCGATGAAGAACTTGACTTAATGCTTAACGATTTAGAAGGCGAAATTGTAGGAGAAGAGTGGGAAGTGATCGGTAAGCGTGAAGTAAAAGAAGATAATAATTCAACTGATGAATGGGCAAATGGAATAATAAACTCTAAGAAAAGCGTACTTCAAAAGTTAGCCGATGTAATTAAGTCAGCACCAAGCAGAGAGTCCAATTTAGACAAAGGTGTGTATAAGGTTCGTTATCAATACTCGGAAAGATATAGCAAGCCTAATTCAAGAAAGTTCTGCAAGGCAATGATGTCACGTACAAATAGTGGTGTTGTATATAGACTTGAAGACATTGATAAGGCAAGCAGAGCAGGCGTAAATAAAGAGTTAGGACATTTAGGTCAAGCGTACGATTTATTTAAGTTTAAAGGCGGTGTAAATTGCTCACATTATTGGTCGGAGGTTCTTTATAAGCTAAAGAAAAAAGATGGTAAATATGTAGATGATAAAGCGTTGAGTTCATCTGAAGAGGTTGATTCAATTCCGAAGTCATATGCACCAAGACCAAGAGGTAATAAAGAAAGTAAAATTGCTCCGATAGACATGCCAAACAACGGACATCATCCAGATTACAATAAATAACATGGAAGCACTACTCATAACACGTAACGACTTAGTTAAATTCACAGCGCTAAACGGAAATTTAGACCCTGATAAGTTCATGTTTTCAATCAAAGTGTCTCAAGACATTCATATCCAAAATTTCTTGGGAACACAGCTATTCAATAAATTGAAGACATTGGTAGTTAATGGAGACGTTGATGATGTCGGCAATGCTAATTATAAGACTTTATTAGTAGACTATGTGAAGCCTTGTTTGATTCATTACGCAATGGTAGAGTTATTACCTAATATAGCGTATACAATCTCAAATAAAGGCGTTTACAGACATAACTCTGAAAACTCGGATACAGCTACAAAGGAAGAGATTGACAGCCTTATATCAAAGGAAAGAATATTAGCACAGCAATACACGGAAAGACTACTTGATTTCTTAGGAAATAATAGTATAGATTTTCCTGAGTATAACTCAAACGGAGCAGGGGACGTTTTTCCAGATAGTAACAATAATAACATTGGTTGGTTTATATAGTATGGCGTACAAACCGAAGCAAGAGAATATAATTAAGTTGCAAATCTTTTTAAGCACGATTAAAGATGGCAAATAGTATAGGATGGGGAGCAGCCGTAAGTAATCTTATTGGCTACGGAAAGGCTAATGAAGAAGGAGATAACTTTAAGGACGAGTCATCAACTTTTTTGTTAGAGACTGAAAGTGATGAATTTCTAATCACTCAAAGTGCAAGTGTTGACATTGCAGGTTGGGGTGAAGTTTACGATACCACATGGTGGGGAGATACAATTGACGAACGATAAATAATAAAAAATGGCAGAAAAAAAGTTTAGCGAATTAACCGCAAAAGGTGCAGCACTTGCAGCAACTGATTTAGTAGCAATATCTGAAGATGCAGGTGGTGGAGCATATACTTCTAAAAGTGTAACTGGAGCAAATATTCGCACATACGCACAAACAGCACTACCAACAGAAATACAAGTAGCAGCATCCGATGAAAGTACAGCTTTAACAACAGGAACTGCAAAGGTTACGTTTAGAATGCCTTACGCAATGACGTTAACAGCGGTTAGGGCTTCTTTATCAACTGCTCAAACAAGTGGTTCTATTTTTACGGTTGACATTAACGAAGGTGGTACATCTGTTTTATCTACTAAGTTAACGATTGATAACACGGAAAAAACAAGTACAACAGCAGCAACAGCAGCGGTTATTTCTGATAGCGCATTAGCTGATGATGCAGAAGTAACTATTGACATTGATCAAATAGGTGATGGAACTGCAAAAGGACTTAAAGTTACTTTAATCGGCACAAGAGCATAATCATGGGAATGATAATTAATCCATATGCATTTGGAGTAGCATACGATGCCGACGCACAGGCATTTATAACAGCATCAGGCATAAGTGACTCTACTCAACAAAATGCAATTAATACACTTGTAACTGATTTAAAAGGTTATGGTATTTGGACTAAAATGAAAGCTATATATCCATTTGTAGGTGGTACTGCTTCAACACATAAATGGAATTTAAAAGATCCACGTGATTTAGATGCTGCATTTAGATTAATATTCTATGGTGGATGGACACATAGTTCAACAGGGGCGGATCCAAATGGCACAACAGGTTATGCTGATACATTTGTTGCTAATAATTTAATGGGTCAAAATAATATTTCTATTGGTACTTATTTAGGTGAAGATAACCCTGGTACTGCAAATTCGTCATGTGCTATTGGTTCATATAATAGTGGTTTAGGGACATGTATTTATCCTGGCACTAATACACAAAATTCATTTTTTTCTATAAACAATTCATCAACAAGTGCGTATTATAATACAGATTTAAAATCTAGAGGTTTTTATTTAGTTTCAAAAACATCAACCAATTCATTTTTTAGTATTAGAGGAAATATAACTAATTTCACATTTACTACTAGCACAAACATCACAACATCATTTAAATTAAATAAATTAGGTGAATTTAGTGGCGATTATAATGCTCAGCAACAAAGATTTGCATATATCGGTGATGGTTTAACTAGTTCAGAAGCTTCAGCATTAAACACAGCAGTACAAGCATTTGAAACAACTTTAGGTAGACAGGTATGATAAAAGTATGGAAGTTACCTTTAGGGGTAGATATAGAAGGTATGAGAAGATTAGTGGCGCAGGATGGATGCAGCTACTTAAACCCGATTCAAGATATACATGATAATTGGATAATATCACAAGAAGAGTACAATTACGATGGGTTTCAGTATTTAAAAGCTGAACACCCTGACATAGTTTCTAATATGGTTTTGATTGATTATGAACCAAAGCCAACACCTAATCCTTTTGAAAATGCTTAAGACAGGAGACATATTACATTGTTCGGGCAAAAGATTAATTCCGAAACTTATTAAAGCCTTTACAAGGTCTCAGTTCTCACACTCTGCATTATATGTGGAGTGTTGGGGGCAGCCTTATATTATAGATGCGCAAAAAGACGGGGTTAATTTAAGACCATTTGAGGAATGGAAAAAGACCTATGGGTATGATTACATTGTTCATAGGCAGATAAGCGACTACAACGAAAAAGAAGTGGCAATTAAGGCACTATCAAAAGTAGGACACACAGCTTATGATTTTGAAGGTCTTATAGTTAAACAACCAATAGAACTACTTACAGGATCTTGGAAGAAGATACAAGATGAAGGTCAAAGAATGTACTGTTCTGAGTTTGTGGCTTGGGTATGGGATGCTAAAGACAATTTTAGAATGAGTCCTAAAGACCTATACGAATGGTGTTTATTGAATAACTTTGTAGAAAAAGAAAGACACGGTTTATGATAGTAGAAGTAGCAAAGTCCTTTTTAGGACAAGAAGAGATAAGCGGTAACAGACGCTTTAAAAACAAGGACTTTGAAAAGAAGATGAAAGAAGTAGGTTTCAGTGCAGGTCAAGCATGGTGTGCCTATTTCTCTGAGTTAGTTTGGAAGGAAGCAGGTGAAGATGTTAAACCATTTAGCGCATCAGCATTTAAGACTTATCAAAATTATGAAAAGGCAGGTCGTAAAGGAGTAACTAAACCCGAACCAGGAGCATTAGTAGTATGGCGCTCTGTAGTAAATGGTCAACCACAATGGACAGGTCATATAGGAATAGTTATTGAAGCACATGATGATCACTTTGTAACTATCGAAGGTAACACAAACGATAAAGGTGGTCGTGAAGGTATTAAGGTAGCTTTGAAAAAACGATCATATAATTGGAAAGCTGACAAAGGTTTAAGGTTGATCGGCTTTATAAACCCAATTATTTAGTATATTTGAGAGCCAAAAATCCAAAAGACGTTTAATTTTTCGCTTAGGTAAGTCAAACCCTCTAATTTATTTTAGGGGGTTTTGTCGTTAATAATCAAGCAGTTACAAAAAACTTGTAAATATTTATGTGGATAACTCCTGTTTATTTAAAATAGTTATGTACATTTGTAAAGTCAATAAGGCACAAAACAAAAATTAAACGGTATGAATCAAACACTAAAAAAAGCCGAATCTCAATTGAACTTAGTGGTTCAATGGGTGAGAAGAGAAGAAAGACTCAAAGCTGAACTTGTAGAGCTGTCAAGCAATAAGATGCCCTCTACAAAGCCTTACAAGTTGTTTCTAATAGAAAGTATCGAGGACTGCGTAGAACAGCGTCAAAAGCTATTAAATGAAGTAATAACCATAATTAAACAATGTCATGAGTAACTATTATCAAATTGCAAACGATTTCTTAAATGAAAGAATCGGTGTAACTAAAGGGGTTGAAAACACGTACATCCCTAAGCAAACTGCCATTGACGATGCTGATAGAGCGAGTTTCTGGAACCACTACGATATTATTAGAATTAAATTAATAGGTAAAATTAAAAGATCAAAAAGATGAACCCAACAAAAACAGCAATCGATTATTTAGTAGAGCAACTATTGGACAATCAAACATACGCACACGATGACTTTTTTAACATCGACATCAGCAAGGAACACTTTAATTACTTAGTTGAACGTGCTAAAAAAATGGAATCAGAACAGATAGTAGAGGCTTATGAGATAAGCTACATCTCTACACGCACGGCAGAAGAGTATTATAACGAAAAATACAAGTAATATGGAAAAGACAGCAGTAGAATGGTTTGAAAGTATGCTAAATAATTGGGACGTATTACTTCCCGAAATTAAAAAAGCAATAATTGAACAATCAAAAGAAATAGAAAAGTACCAGATAGTACAAGCATTTAATCATGGGAGAAATGTAGGTAGTGTTGGAAGTCCAGATGTAGATGGCAACTATTATTATGAACAAATATTTAAATCGTAATAAGATGAACGCACAGACATTTAATAACATAAGCACGGTTAAACTAAAGGTGCATTTATTGCTAGATAAATACGAGCATCTAAAAGACTCCGACGAGAAGCTTATAGCTACTTTTTGGTATCACGAAATCGGAGGTGCTAACTTTTCTACAATGACAGCACATGACTTATTAAAGAAGTTTAGCGAGGGCAAGTTGACCAGCACAGAAAGTATACGCAGATGCCGACAAAAATTACAAGAAGAAAATGAAAATCTAAGAGGTAAAATGTACACCAATCGCAAATCGGATGGTGAAGTAATAAGAACTAAAATACATCAACTATGAGCATTATTTTATTTGGCATTGGATTATGTATCCTACTTGCAGCTGGACTATTTTACTTTATTTACAAATCACTAGTAGAACTTTATGAAAAAATCGACGAACTCGAGAACAATCAATGATGTAGACCCTATGGAGGCTTTCATCGGCAGAATGAACCCAATTGACGACCTTACTATACGTCATTATTTTAGCCACACAAGATACAGAGGTGCGCACTTTAATGAGTTAAAAACACAGTGCATAAACCTATTACGCAAACAAGGTTTCACAATGGAAGCAATTGCACATATAGTGGCGTTAAAAGATCATTCGTGTGTAGTGCATCACTTATACCACAAAAAGAAAGATAACATCATTATAGATGAGGTTAAAAAGAACTTTGAAGACTGGCTGATCTTAGGCCTGTATCCCGAATCAACAGGATTTAAAGAATATAGATTGACAAAAAAGTCGGAGTTTTGTGGATATCTTCTAAAATAAATTACTATTTTTACACAATAATTAAACGTCATGGAAAAATTAAACGCAATTCAGGCAGAATTAAAATGTCCAAAAGGGTCATTCAATGCATTCGGGAAGTACAAGTACCGAAGTGCTGAACAGATTCTCGAATCAGTTAAACCATTATTACAAAAGCACGGAGCAGTTTTAACGTTGACTGACGATATCATTCAAGTAGGCAACAAGCTATTTTTAAAGGCTACTGCTATCCTGTCATTTGATAAAGGAGAAATAGAGGTATGTGGATTTGCAGAACTTGGAGAACACAAAGGTATGTCATCGGAACAATGCACAGGAACAGCATCAAGTTATGCTCGTAAATATGCGTTAAATGGTCTATTCCTTATTGATGAGACAGAAAGTGATCCAGACAGCAAGAACAATCAAGAGCAACCAAAAGATTTGAAGAAAGAGATTTCTATGGACAGATTCGAGAAAGCCTTGCAGATGGTCGCAGATGGCAAATTGTCAAAAGACGAACTAACCAATAAAATGGAAGCGTTCACATTAAATGAAGTACAACAAGCAGCAATATTAGTGTTATGAGAAAGATGAACAAAAATATTCAGGAAAAATGGGTTTCTGGATTATTAGCAATAAAACAAGAGTTAGAAACTAAAGAAATAAATAGTTTAACAAAGTTATTTAGCATTCATAAGCTATATCACAATTGGAGGACATGGCTATTAAAAAACAATGTAATTATTCGTAAAGAAAATAGATACTATTGGAATGAAAAAATACCTGTAAGCATAAAGCTTATTAATAAATATCGGTTAGATGAAAAAAATAAAATCAAAAAAACAAAAGTTAATTTTAAAACAAACAATAATTCTATTAAAAAAGTTGCTTCACCAAAAATTAAAAACAAACCAATCCAAACAAATAAAAATGAAGTTGGTATTATTCGTAAATTTTTAAAATGGTTATGGTAATGAAGATCAGATGTTCAGCAATCGGAAAGATAATGACTAGCCCCCGTTCAAAGGGGGAAGTCTTATCACAGACAACAAAGTCGTATATTAAGGAATTGTTTTTAGAGTATAAGTATGGTATTAGAAAAGAGATTAACTCAAGGTACCTAGATAAAGGAAATATGGTAGAGAATGAGTCTATTGAACTGACCGAAAGGGTTTTAGATTTAGACCTCATCGTTAAAAATGAGTCTTACTTTGAAAACGACTTTATATGTGGCACACCTGATATTATAATGGGTGATACTATAATCGATGTTAAAAGTAGTTGGTCAGCATATACTTTTCCGTTCTTTTTGGATGAGGAATTGCCTAACAAGGATTATTACTATCAGATTCAAGGATACCTTGCATTAACGGGTGCAACAAAAGGAATGGTTGTTTATTGTTTAATTAATACTCCAGAAGAAATCGTTTTGGATGAGATACGTAGAACATCATGGAGCAGACACGAACTTGATGTAACAGAAGAAACAGAAGCCGAGGTACGACAGCAACACGAATTTGACCACATTCCCGAAGTGAACAGGGTTAAGGCTTACCACATCGAAAGAAACGAAGATGTTATCCAAGCAATTTATGAACGAGTAAAAGAATGTAAAATCTATTACGATAGGTTATGGGAAAAAATTTAGAGCAAAAAGAGCAAGAATTAGTCGCAGCAATTGGAATACTACCTGTGTTGGCTGACTTTTTAGAAGACTTGAATTTCAGTCAAACGATGAAAATGAAAGTAAACCACACCATAAATTCGATTAGGTCACTTGATAATTACATCATGAGGTACGCACCTATTGAAGTGGTGGAAGAACAGCACAACGTTGCGCTATGGTTTAGGAATGAACTTAAAAAATTACGTGATGAAAGACAAGATAGTACAGAAAGTGGTAAATGATTTTCAGCAAAGGTCTGAGGTTGGAATCAAAAAATATGGTGTAACTTTGGATAGAGGTGACCTAACAACATTGGAGTGGATTAATCACTTTCGAGAGGAGTTAATGGATGCTATCCTTTACATGACGAAGTTAGAACAACAACTAAAAGATGGACACAGCAACATTGATAGCAATAATAGCAAGTAACGCACTATGGATGTACGTTGGGTATCAAATGGGTAAAAAGTAAACAATTAAAATCAAATA